CGGGTATGGTCTGGGCCCCAGATCACGATTTTGCTGATGAGGTGATAGAAGAAATGGCATCATTTCCATTTGGCGATTATGATGACTATTGCGATAGTGCTACAATGGCTTTGATGCGTTTTAGACAAGGCGGTTTTGTTTCACTTGAAGAAGATTATCAAGACGAGGTGAGGCTTTTAAAATCTAACAGACAAGTATATTATTAATGAAGATATATATAACTAAATTTACCTGGGATGGACAGGAACATGCAGGGCCTAACATTCATGCAGAAAATTTTGACCACGCAGAATTAATTGCTGAGTCAGAAGGACTAGAGGTTTTAGGTGAATTACAAGACATAATCCAGGCTTTTGAAACAAAGCAAGAGCCAAAGATATTACATTAATTATGGCAATCGAAAAAGTATTAGACGCAGAAAACTCACCAGATATTAAAAACCAATCGTCTACGGTCGAGGTTTTTCCAGAAGAAACTAGGCAAGAACAAATAGCAAACGCGGCTCAAGTATTGGTTGATGAAGAACAAGTTTTATTAGATGAGGAAATGATGGAGCCAGAGGCGCCATCTATGGATTTTAACGCTAATTTAGTTGAATTTATAGATGAATCTACTTTGCAAAAAATAGCCTCAGATTTACTTAGCTCTGTTAAGAGTGATAAACAATCAAGATCAGAGTGGGAAAAAACATACACCGATGGCCTTAAATATTTAGGCATGAAGTTTGATGAATCCAGATCTCAGCCGTTTGAAGGATCTTCTGGAGTCATACACCCTATACTTGCAGAGGCAGTAACACAATTCCAGGCCCAGGCTTATAAAGAAATGTTGCCGCCCAAAGGACCAGTAAAAACTGAAATTATTGGCGCCAGGACAATAGAAACAGAAGATCAAGCTGAGAGAGTCCAAGAGTTTATGAATTATTACATTATGAATGTAATGAGCGACTATGATCCAGAGCTTGATATGTTACTTTTTTACTTGCCTCTTGCTGGATCCGCGTTTAAAAAAGTGTATTTTGATAGCGTAACAGGCAAAGCCGTATCTAAATTTATACCACCAGAGGATCTAATCGTGCCTTACGAGGCCTCAGATATGACTTCTGCTGAGAGAATTACACATGCAATTAGCATGTCATTGAATGAAGTTAGAAAACAACAATTGACTGGTTTTTATGCGAACGTAGAAATTAATGAAGAAACCTATGACGATGCAGAATCAGAAATAGAAAAGGCTATTGACGACATACAGGGAATTGAACCTAGCTACAAAGAGGACAGAAACAGAACCATTTACGAGATCCACACTGTTTTAGACATTGCAGGTTTTGAAGATATGGACCAAGCGGGGCAATCTACTGGCCTTAAGTTGCCTTATATTGTGACCATAGATGAAGATTCATCGACGGTTTTATCTATAAGAAGAAACTATTTAGAAACAGATCCTCTTAAAAATAAAATTAATTATTTTGTCCAATACAAGTTTTTACCAGGCCTAGGTTTTTATGGTTTAGGTTTATCGCACATGATTGGCGGTTTATCTAAGGCCTCTACATCAATTCTCAGACAGCTTATAGATAGCGGTACTTTAGCCAATTTACCAGCTGGTTTTAAAGCCAGGGGTATGCGTATAAGAGACGAAGATGAGCCGTTGCAACCAGGAGAGTTTAGAGACATTGACACAACAGGTGGATCTCTTAGAGAAAACCTAATTCCTTTACCAATTAAGGAACCAAGCAGTGTATTGATGCAATTACTAGGACTGCTTGTAGATTCTGGTAAACGTTTCGCGGCCATAGCTGACATGAACGTTGGTGACATGAACCAGGCCATGCCTGTAGGAACCACGGTAGCTTTGTTAGAGCGCGGTACAAAGGTCATGTCTGCGATTCACAAAAGACTACATTACGCACAAAAAATGGAGTTTCAGATACTTTCTAAGGTATTTGCAGAGTATTTACCACCAGTTTATGAGTTTGCTGTTGGCTCTGGATCTCAAGAAATTAAAAGCATGGATTTTGACGGCCGCATAGACGTCATTCCAGTATCAGATCCAAACATTTTTTCACAAAGTCAAAGAGTTACTTTGGCCCAAGAGTTATTACAAATGGTTCAATCAGCACCAGAAGTCCACGGACCCATGGGTATTTATGAGGCCTATCGACGCATGTATTCAGCGCTTGGTGTAGACAATGTTGACTCATTATTACAGCCACCACCAGATATGACCCCAAAACCGATTGATGCGGGCATAGAAAATTCTGGTTTACTGATGGGACAACCAGCTCAAGCCTTTGAACAACAAAATCACGCGGCCCACTTAGATGCTCATAAGAGTTTATTTTTAACAAGCATTGTGCAAGAAAATCCACAAATACAATCAATAATCATTAGTCATTGTATGCAACACTTACAATTCCTATCTGCTCAACTAGCACAAGAGCAGATTCCAGAAGAAACCATGGTTCGCATACAAGAGATTCAAATGCAAATGCAACAAGTCACTCCACAGGAGGCTCAACAAATAGGTCAACAAATCCAAATGATTTTAGACCAATTTAGTGCTCCCATCATGGCCGAACTAACTTCTGATTTTCTCCAGTCTATAGGCCAAGGCACTAGCGAAGATCCTCTTGTGGAAATCAGAAAAACAGAACTTGCACTTAAAGATAAAGAATTAGATTTAGATGCGAATAAATTTGTAGCCAAACAAGAACAAAGAGCGCAAGAAAAATTAATGGATGCAGATTTACAAAAACAGCGTATCAATGTGCAAAAATCAATAGCAGATGATAAACTCGAAGTAGCTATAGATAGATTAAAGCAAAATGCAGATCTTAAATTGTTAGAATTAGAGAGTAAACTTAGGAGATAAAATGACAACATCTTATAAACTTGATGCGGTAAAAAAGTTAAAACACGAAAAAGCTATTAGTCGAGCACAAGAAATGCAAGACAATGCTAGAGCTGTAATGGAGGCCCAAGCAAAAAAAGAGGCCAGTGACGCAAGAATAGCCGCAAAACAAAAAATTATTGACGCTGGTGGAGTCGTACCAGATCCAAAACCTGTTGTTGAGGAAGTAAAGCCAAAAAAGAAAGAGGCAAAAAAAACAACAACAAAGAAAACAACGGCAAAAAAAGAGCCAACCAAAAAAGCGCCAGCTAAAAAACGAGGTAGACCAGCAGGATCCAAAAACAAAAAATAATGGATGAAATAGATCTACTCGATAGAGTCAAAAAATTAATTGAAAACCGCGAAAGCCAAATTCAAGAAACTTTAATGTCTGGTGGTTTAAAAGATATTGAACATTATAAATATTTGCAAGGAGAGCTTAGTGCTTTATACTATATTGCAAACGAAATTAGTGACATATATAAAGGTTAATAATGGCAGAAACTAAAAAAGTGGCAGACGCATACATAGATCCAGATGATAGAATTTTGGATCCAGAACTCTTAGACAAATCAATTTTAGACCGCATGCCACAACCTACGGGTTGGAGAATGTTGGTTTTACCCTACGCAGGTAAAACAAAAACGAAAGGCGGCATGTTGTTAAAATGGGCCCACAATGTTATAACGATAAGGCACGATATGGTGACAAGCCGTGGTGCGAAGAAAAACAATGGGTTTTAATAGGGCGCTACTCTGGCTCTAGGTTTAAACTTGAAGATGGTGCGGAGGTCAGAATAATAAATGATGACGAAGTAATAGCCACCATAATCAATCCAGATGACATAGTGAGTTTATGATGAATGAACAAGAAAATGCTCAAGCTGTTCAGCCAGAGGCCGAAGAGTTAGAAGTAGAGGTAGTAGATCAAGTAGAAACCGCAGATGCTAAGTCTGAAACTGTTTCTACGGATGATGAATTAGAAAATTACACAAAAGGTGTATCTAAAAGAATCAATAAGTTAAACGAAAGAAATAGAGCCGCAGAAGAAAAAGCGGCTAGATTGGAACAAATGTTGGCTCAAAAAGAAATGGAAACGGCCAGCATGTTACAACAACAACAAGAAACCAAGGCTCAGTTATTGGTTAAAGAAGAAGAGGCTTTGGAGGCAAAGCAATTACAAGCTGATGATTTGTATAAAAAAGCCATTCAATCTAATGATGCTGAACTAATTAGCAAAGCTGACACCCTAAAAAGCGATCTCAGCATACAAAAAGAAAAGTTAAAAGTTGCAAAACAACAGGCAGAACAACAAAACTTTCAAAATCCACAGCTTGTGCAACAACCAGAAATGGGTGGACAAGCTCAAGCACAACCAGAACCTTCAAGAGAGGCAAAAGAATGGCACTCTGAAAATTCCTGGTATGGTGATGATACAGACCCAACAAATCAACAAGCTACGCAATTTGCGTACTTTACTCATTTTAATTTAATAAATGAAGGCTATGAGGCAGATTCGCAAGATTATTACGATCAGCTAAATAGTCGTGTTTATAAAGTTTATCCAGATCTTCAACCATCTGGAAATGTCGAGCAATCAGAAGGTAGACCCGCTGTGCAAAGAGTCGCCTCAACCTCTGTGGGAGGTCGACAAAAAACACAAGGCAAAAAGAACGGTGTAACTTTCTCAAAATCGGAAGTAGAGCGTCTCAGAGGATTGAAACCACACAACATGACAGAAGATGCGTGGTTAAAATCCGTTGCTAAAGAAAAACAAAAAATAGCCAACAGGGAGGCAAAATGACCGAAGAAAAAGTAACTACAACCAGACAATCCCGTGAATCCGAGTCTCACGCTAATACTACTCGTAGACAACCATGGAGGCCAGTTAGAAAGCTAGAAACCCCTCCTCCACCAGAAGGATATGAATATCGTTGGATAAGAGAATCCATGCTGGGCCAAGAGGATAGAAGTAATGTAAGTAAAAGACTTAGGGAAGGTTGGGAACTCGTAAGAGGGACTGATTTACCAACAGAATTTGTCTTACCTACTATGGATGAAGGCAGACACGCTGGCATAGTATATAACGATGGACTACTCTTAGCGAAGATTCCTGTAGAGACCAAGAATGAGAGAAATACTTATTACGAGGGTCAAACTGCTAAAAAACGTGAGGCATTGGATAACACAATTTTCAATGAGCAACGTAAAGATAGCCGTTATGTTCAGTATGATTCAAAAAGGGAGTCTAATGTTACTTTTGGGAAAAAGTAACGACATATAATAGGAGCTAAAAATGGCTAATAAAGATAGCGCATTTGGATGCAAACCTGTTCGTATGATGGGTGGGGCACCTTATTCTGGTGGTCAATCAAGATATAGAATCGCAAGTGGAGCTACAACTCCAATTTTTCAAGGCGATTTAGTAACTCAATTGACAGCTGGTGTAATTGGTAGACATACCGCAACTGGAACCGTTCCGATTGTCGGAGTGTTTAATGGTGTTCAATACACTGACCCAACCACAGGCGAGCAAGTTTTCAAAAACACATATCCTGGTAGTATTTCTGCTAGTGATATA